CGCCTAAATTACAGCAGTGTACCCCACAGTCTTTTCTGGGCGCAATGATGCAGGCCGCTCAGCTGGGCCTTGAACCGAATACCCCTGTTGGCCAGGCATATCTGATTCCGTATGGCAATGTCTGCCAGTTCCAGCTTGGATATAAAGGCCTGTTGGATTTGGCGTACCGCTCCGGAGAAATCAAGGATATCCAGTCATATGAGGTTCATGAAAATGATGAATTCGAATATGAGCTTGGCCTTGAACCGAAATTGAAGCACATCCCGGCCATGAGCAACCGCGGCCCGGTCACCATGTACTATGCTGTATGGCACACCAAGACTGGCGGCTATGGGTTTGAGGTCATGAGCAAAGAAGATGTGCTGGAATTCGCTCAGAAGAAATCAAAGAGCTTCCGCAATGGGCCTTGGCAGACTGATTTCGATGCGATGGCCAAGAAGACGGTTTTGAAGCGTGCCCTTAAATACGCTCCGATCGCTACCGATTTCGTAAAAGCCGTGGCCACCGATGAAACGGTCAAGAGCAATATTTCTGCCAGCATGGAAGATGAGCCGGATGAAACGATGACCATTGATGCGGAACCCGTTCCTCAGAATGTGGATCCGGAGACCGGCGAAATCATTTCTGATCAGGACGATGCGAAGTAAAGGGAGGCAGACATGGACACAACAAAGCAAATCATCATTTCCAAAGTGAAGCTTGTGAAAGACGGCATCCGGATTAACTATGAGAAATATCGTGACAGTTACTGGGATACCTTGCAGCTGACATCAGAAGAAAAGGCTGCTCCGGAATTCTATGACGCTTTTAAGT